GTATCTTCCCCGCCTATTTCAAAATCATCTTCGGATCCACCTTCAGTTTCTTCGTTTTCTTCTTCAGTTTCCTCATCTCCCATTACATCATCAGATCCACCGTCAAAATCCATTGAATCATCTTCTGGTGATTCTTCTTGTGGAAGATCTTGGTCGAGAGTTCCTTCTGCATATCGCTTAGAAAACTCTTCAAAACTTAATATCTTTTTTTCCATTGTATTCGTATTTTATTTATATATCTTTTTTTCTGGAAATTATTCAGTTGCATCACCCATATTGGATGCCATTCCAGACTCCTGAGATCCTTTTCCTGGATAGTCTATTTTAGAAGTTTGATTAAAAACACCATCCTTATATCCCACATAATCATAAGGCTGTTCTGGCTTTATTTTATGAAATGGAGACCTGTTTTTAACTTCTTTGTTAAAATTTTTGGAATTCCATGGATCGTTTACAACTTTAAGAAATTGCTTAAAGTCTAATACTTCTCTCTTTTTTATGTCTTTTGTATGCATTTTTAAAGTATTATATACCTAATATATCCAGAATACCGCCGCTTTTCTCTTTTCCCATAGCAGCATTTTCTATATCTTTTTCTGAGAATTTACCTCCGAATATGTTGGTAAAAGAAGTTCCCTGACCACAAACTACACCCTCAAGTTTATCACTCAAAGATTCCACAAATTGTGTTGAGTTTATATAATTAGTTAAAGCCTCTCTCATTGATCCGGCAAGTGTTCCCATAAAACCTCCGCTCATGTTAATGTCTATTCCAATTCCTCTGGATAAGATAACGGCAAGCGCTTTTTCTTCTAGTGTCTCCAATAGTCCTTTTCCGATGGCATCTATCCAATATTTACAGGATCCTTCTCCGAAATATCTTCCTATATTTCTAAAACTTACTTGTTCGATAATGTTCTTTGCAAATTCACTTAAAAAGTTGTTATCTGAGGGAAGACCCAATTGCTTCAAAAGCCATCCAGCAGCATAGTTTTTCATTCGGTCAGTAAATCCTGCACCTAGTGATCCTACTAAATCCCATATACCCTCATCGATCTGATTCTGACTATATCCATTTTCAACCATGTTTTGATAATGAGCATCTAGTCCTTCTAAGAGCTTAAAGTACTCCTCATGAGATTCGTTTAAACTAAATTCCGAATACCTTAGTACCTTCATCTTTACTTTTTTATTTATATATCTCTTCTTGCAGGGGAAACGTTGATATATAGATAAACAAATAAGGTAGTGATTACAGAACAAGAAGAATTCGTATTTCAGGGGGGTAAACCAAATCAAGGGAAACCAATATCTTTAATAATTTTAACAACCAAGCTAGAGTCCAAAGAAAACTCATATGCCCCAACTGTTAAAAAAATGATGGCTAAATCCTCTGCTATGAACTTTAAATGTGTTGTTGTTGATACATCACAAGGGGAAATAGAAAAAACAGAATCTGGAAGCTTTTATATAAGAAATAAAGGAAGTAAAAACAAGTATGAAATAGAACCTAAAAGCTCCATCATTCTTGCTAGAAGATCTAGCATAAACTCCACCGCTGCTGTTAAATTCTTTGAGAAATTAGAATCTCTGGGCTTTGTTTCAGTAAACTCATTAAAATCTGTGCTTCTTTGTGAAGATAAATTAGATACAGTTCAAAAACTTCAAGAGAAAAAAATATCAACGCCAAAAACTTCTCTTATATCATCGGAGGAAGATATCGAAAGCTCCGTTTCTAGAATAGGAGGAAAATATCCGGTAATTGTAAAGCTCCTCAGCGGAACAAAGGGAATAGGTGTATTTCAGGCAGATTCACAGGAATCTTTACTTTCTACATTACAAACAATTTGGAAATTATCACCGGATACTGAGCTTATTGTACAAGAAAAAATTGAAGCGGACCACGACCTGAGAATCCATGTACTTGGGACCAAGAACGAGAGAACGGGAACTGATTATACGGTTATAGCTGCAATGAAAAGGATCAAGATTGAAAAAGATTTTAGAACCAATGTCTCATTAGGCGGCAGAGCAGAAGCTATCGAAATATCTCCAGAAATAGAACATCTTGCTATAGAAGCAGCAAAAGCTACTGGATGTTCCTGGTGTGGAGTTGATATTATCATAGAAAAGGATACAGGTTTACCTTATGTTCTAGAGGTAAATGCATCTCCCGGAACTGATGGCATAGAAAAAGCAACAGGTTTAGATGTCACATCAATAGTTTTAGATTTCATCTTAAATAAAAAGAACTGGAACTATCCAAGAAAAGTAGCAGGATTTAGAGAGATCTTTGATGTAAAAGGTGTTGGTAAATTTATAGGTAAACTTGACACCGGGAACGGAGCAATGGCATGTTCTTTACATGCAGACTATTCAATCCAAGAGGATGAATTTATAAATTGGACAATTGGGGGTAAATCCTTTAGTAACAGAATAGTAGATTACTCTCATGCTGAGGTTGGTGATCAAACAGAGAAGAGACCAGTAATTCTCATGGATGTAGAATTCAATGGAATGGTCTATAAGAAGATAAAATTTTCTCTAGTGGATAGAACCTATAAAAGCACCCCGATGTTAATTAACAGAACATTTATGGAGGAAGCTGGTCTAATAGTAGATTCAAGTAAAACTTTCTTGCTGACACAAGAACCTATGAAATATTCTCCTCTTAAAGCTAAGGGAGATTCTACAGCAGGTATAGATCTATTTTAAAAGATAGTTTTCGTATCCCTTTACAAAGTAATTAATAGCTTCAACCCTATAATCATTGGGATCTTTTACTATTTTGTCGTTCTTTAAAGGATGTTTCTTTCTTTCTATAACAGAATCTGGAACTAGCCCTTTGAAAGTTTTTTTCAAAATTGTCTTATTCTTCCGGTATTCAAATGGAAGCCACATTGCAAGCTGAATTAGTTCTAAATTTAAAAACGGGTTTCTTAACTCCAAAGTATGTGCCATACTCATTTTATCTAATCTAGGAAGGTGATAATATGTGAGTTCATGGAAAATATCGGATTGCTGGGAATCATATTCGTTTATTCTCCGATACCCCCCAAACATTTCATCCGCCCCATCACCGGATAAAACTATTCTGGTATTTGTTCCTTTTTTAATAGCATCAAAGAGATGATATTGGGGTACCACACTTCCCATATCAACGGGGGATTCGTTCCACCTAAAATAAATCTCGTTTAGATCCAAATCTACCTCATTCATGTTGTATTCTAGGCGATTTACTTTTATTCCCCAGTAATCCTCGCATTCTCTAACATATTCGTCATCTGGACCATTATTGATAGTGTACCAGCTAACGTCTGCCCCAAGTTTAAGAAGTAACCCTCCTATGATAGAAGAGTCCAATCCACCGGATAGTAAGATGGAGATAGGATAATCCAAGCTTAATAGCCTGTTTTTTGTTGCCAGCTCGAGTTTATTCCAAACCCAATCTAGTAACATGTCTTCAGAATCAAATTGAAATTTGGGGGGTTTAAATGCGAAATAAGGACCATATTCTTGCTTAAAGTCCGGAGCATTAAAATTCCATTTGTAGATGAAATTAGGTTTTAATTTTTGGACGTTTTCGAAGGGGGTAGATTCGTTAGCAACATACCCCCATTTCCTCACACCGCCCATAAATCCTGAGCTAATTATAGAATTTTCATTCAGTAAACCTTTCATCTCTGAACAGATCTCACCTAATTCGTTGGTATAAAGGCACTTCTTACCTAGAGGATCTGTAAAGCAAATCACATCTTTCTTGGACATATCAACCAAGCAAATAGCCCAAAACCCATCCCAGCTTTTAATATGTGGTTCATATAGAGAGATAAACATCTCCAAGGAGGAAAATTCAAAGGTGCTAAAAAGATCTTTGAGGTATTCTGTATCTGATCCATAATGTAAGGGGTAATTAAAAATTTCCCCGTTAAATAGGAGATAACGGTTATTAGATAACTCTACTGGCTGAATCCAGCCGTCACCAACTGCAGTCTGAATAGGCAATCTATGGTGGCATAGAGTCAGTCCAGAAGCATCTGAATGAGTGTAATATTCAATACCTCTATGAGAAATGGATTTTATCCTTTCCTCTGAGGGATTATGAGCAATTAGTATTCCGCACATTATTTTAAGTTCTTAATTATAGTCTGAAATCCGGATAGCGATTCAAGATCAAACTTGTTTTCAACCTTGTGAATCTTAACACCGGCTAACGAAAGATAAGCTATGATCTCATCAAAGATTTCTATTTCCTTCGGGATCATTTTATCCATGTGGTCCCAAACGTCTTTTTTTCTTTCTCCTTGGTATGTTCCATAAACATAAAAGAAAAAGACATCTTTAAAAAGATTATTTTTTACCATGTAAGCCAATTCCTGATAAACTGTATCGCGGGATACCCGGTTGTTAAGTATTCCCCAGACGGAATTGGTAATTACCCCCCGATCCATGATTAAATCGGGTAAAAAAGAATCTCTATTCAATTGATGAACCATTAATTCCTTGCCTAATCCGATACCATGAGTTATCTCTCCACCCTCTGGGAGTTCTAAATTTGTATAAGCTCCGTTAAAATCGAACTTAAAAACTGGAAAGGTATTTTGGGAGCTGACAAAAAAAGTTTTACCTGACTTTCTGGCTCCCTCTACAACAAAAAGGGACATAAATTTTAAATTTATATCCCTAAAAGTACTAAAAATTCCGTATTTATTAAAATGTCATTACAGCTAGAACTTCTTTACCCCTGATGGAAGGTATCCATTCAGTAAGGCTTTTTGAGAGTTGTCAAAATAAAATTGAACTAGGTTTCTTAATCCGAATCCACTTTTATCCTTTTTATATTCCATAAATTTCGTTATTTCGTCCACTGACATTTTATTATAATAAGAAGGAGCATTCATCATTTGTCTTTGTGAAGGCCACCATTTATTATTCCAAAAGGTCTCGACCGCTTTAAACATTTCTGGAGTTGTGACCTCGTCTCTAAATACTGCAGCAGCCTCTTCTTCTCTCTCGTTTGCTCCGGACATCTTAACTAAAATCTTTTTACATATCTCACCCGCCTTAACTTGAAGATCTGCAGCTGCTTTTGCCACTGCGTCTGCTTTTGCTTTCTCAGCTTGGTCCATGTTACTTTTCCAGTCCATTACTCCTGGTGTTCCGTAGAACGTGTCCTTATCGGAATCTGTATAAGCTTCAAATCCCTCTGGGGTGCATTTCCATGTTCCTTTAAGTGTTTCGTTTTTTGATGCATAGAAAAAAGAATAAGTCCCATCTGCATTAAAAGTGTGCTTGTTTTTATTTTCTCTTTCTATGGTTGCCTTACCTCCCGAGATTTTTGTTGTGTTGTCTGCAGACCTAATGCAATTAAAAGTGCTGGATTTTTTTTCTCCTCCTGATCCAGATCCCGATGATCCCGATTTAGAACCCGACGAAGAGAAAGAATTTGATTTTGCGGTATATGCATCCCAATCGAAGTTCTCTCTAACAGAGTAAAGTGATTCAAATACCTCGGAGGAAAGTTTATCCACTAATTCTTGGGTAATATCAGAAGAAGTATCCTTTAATCCCAATCCTGCCTTAATAGAGGATATAAGATTTCCTGTGTTTTGTCCAAATTTTCCGTCTGCCCCATACTTGGAAAATTTCTTATAAAGTTCACTGTCTTTTCCCTTGCTTGACTTTCCGATTTTATCGATAATTAATTGTTGAACTTTTTTAACGTCATCATTTACACTCCCCCTCTTTTTAGCATCATATTTAACAGTATTTTCTAATTTAAAAGGTGCTGAAGCTCCAGCGCTACCTGCTGTTCCTGCTGTTCCTGCAGTACCTGAATCTCCTGTTGGTTTAGGTTTCTTTCTTTCTATTGCAGCTTGATTGGCAGCATTTTGAGAAAGCATAGGAAGTGTGCTAAAAGCGTTATCACCATCTTGTTTGTATTTTTCGACTTCAGGGGTTGCAATTGATAGTGTTTTAAAACTTCTAAGAGTCTTTGATTCCTCATCGTATGCTTTATCAAAAGCATCTTTTTTAGATTTGAATAGAGATTCTAAATTCGAAATTGTTTTACCGACCTGTTTAAAATCTATATCTTTCTTCTGCTCGTCATCAACTGATAATTCTGCTCTAACCTCGGCAACGCTCTTTATAAGGGAGACAAATTCTCCGTTCATTGCTAGGGATTTAAAATTCTTCTTGGAGGGATCACCAGATCTCATTGCTATAAGTTCAAGAACCCCCTTAACAGATCCTTCTAAGGTTTCAACTCTAGCAGATTCTGCCCTGGCATTTCTTCTAGCAACCCTATCTTCTTTAGCCTCGTTTACTATCCTATTAAAAGAATTAAAATCGATAGCTATTTTATTATGGATGAGTTGTTCCATAACTTGGCCTCTAGTTGAAAATTCTTCCGGAATAAAGGACTTACTTTCCCCTGCTAATGTTGCCTTTGTTTGCATTTCGTCTTTAAGCTTTGCTAAGCCTCCAGAAACAAGTTTTTTTAACAACTCCCAGTCAGAATCTTCCATTCTGGCTTGTCCTGATTCGTCCTGTTGTTTAACATAAACCATAGCTTTATCAATTGCTACTTTGTAATTTTTAAAACCGGAGGAAAGATTTTTTCTCCATTCATCTAGTAGATTAACATATTCTGTGTCACCCTTAGATGCACTTAAAAAATTGTTTACCTCTTGTCTTAAAGCATTATAAAAATCTTCTAATTGTGGTCCTATTGTTTTTTTAGTATCAATAGCATCAACTGCTGCTTGAATTTTTGCTGGTAAATTTGCAATATACTCATCTTTAAACTTAGATGGCTCTGGATAGCTATTAACAGCAATAATAAAGTTTGCAGCTAGATCGTTACCTAATTTTGCAAGGGATTTAACATAATCAGAAAAAACCGTTCCGGGTTGAGGTTTGTCCTGTTCGTTAAGAAACGGGTTTTTATATGAATTAGCCCTATTAACTAAGCTTTCAAAAAGAGGATTTCTCATGATTTTATTTATTTTATCTATATATTCTTTAGCCTATTCCTTAAGATGGTAATTTTTTGATTTATGGAATTACTATTTCTGCGGTATTCGTCTTTCAGATCTTCATTTCTGCTTTTTGCCATTTGAAAAGTTTGAATATCTCCGGATCTGTAAGAAATAGCTCTTAGTTCTTTAAGCTCTTCTGTTTTCTTTTTGTAATCCCTATCCATCTCATATTTCAAAGCTGCGATATCTTCTAGCATCTCAGCAATATCTGCTTTAGGGAGTCCGCTAATTTGATTAGTAAATTCCCTTAGAGGCAAATCATACATGCCCCAATTTCCTTCATCCCTTAGATAAGTTTCTTCCCTGTATGGGGTTTCGGTTTTGTACTTTTTAGATTCTGCTTCTAACCCTTTCCATTGATTATAAAATTGATTCTCGTATTCATAATCTTTGAATCTTCTTGCCTTTTCATATGCATATTGAGCTATTTGAGAATCCGCTGCAATTTTATTTTTCTGATAAAAGTTTATTAAAGATGTGTCATCACCACATATTTCTTTAATTTCTTTTATTATAAAATTCATTTCGGAATTTTTTGCTATTTTCATAGCATCTAAAGCTCTTTTACTCATTAATGCCTTTTGTCTGGCATTATTCATCATCACAGGATCTTGCATCTTTTTAGATTCACTATAAAAGATATCATAGTTAAGCTCGTCCGATTTATCAATAAAGTCTTTTTCTATCTGCACCATCTTATTGATCTTGTCCTGAATTTTAGGTTTACTCCCGGAAAGAAAAGATCCCACTCTGTTTACTAGATTTTTAAAAAAACCTTCGTTCATGTGGCTTTCAGATATAAATTCGGAATACTTTTTCATTAAGCTGCTTTTTGGAATTCTTCTGATATTTTTTGAATTACTTTATCCATCCTTTCCTTTTCCTTGTCAAGATCTGTTGAAGGCCATTTTATGTAGCTAATTCTAGACATCTTATTCTTAATATTTATAAGATAGTCTATTGCTTTATTTTTGTCTTGGACGTTATCATTTTCCTCAGTTTTAACCTGAGCAATTTTAGAAATAGCAACTTCTACCAATCCCACTGCTTTTTCCTTTTTAGTGTTAAACATATCCTTCATACTAGAATATGCTGAGTTATCTGCTGAATCTTTATCTCTAAGATCTTTTAAAACGCTAATACTTTCATCTGAATGACTTTTAATATCTTTGATAGACTTCATTATTTCTTTGTGGTACGTATCAAGGATTGATTCTATTTTCTTAGAAGGCATTTTGGTAACTTCATCTGAAGCACCAATTTTGTCTTTCTCCTTGGATAAATTGTCCTGAGCTTTTTCTAGATCCTTCTCAGCATCTTTAGGATTTCCTAGGATCTTTTGAATGTCAGAAAGATATTCAGAGCTATCTTCGTCAGTGATTAATTTTTTCTTAAAATCTACTCTTAATTTTTTGGTCTCTACAGAATCTTCAGCTCTTTTTAAATTATAATATTCAGTTTTTCTTTTATTGTCTTTAATTATAATTCCTACTGATTTTTCCAAATCGTCCATTATGGAATTATGTGAAGAAACAAGATCCTTAATTAATTTTTGTACTTTGTTAAGTTTAACTAAAATAGCATCCTGCTCTGTCTTGTCTGCTCTATCTTTCTTAAGTTGTGCTAAAGCAGAGCTAAGTTTGTAAAATTTGGATTCAGCTTCATGTTCATCTCTGATGAACTTAGTCTCTTCTGATTTCATATCTTCTAGAATTGTGCTGAGTTTTTTAATATCACCTCCAACAATCTTAGAAAAGAAATTAAGAATTTTATCACCGAGTCCTTCTTTGATTGCAATCAAATTTTCCTCAATAATATATTCATCAAGATCAGAGTTCCGAGAAAGCATTTTCTTTTTAGCAATCTCTATATCTCCGTAGGATTCGATTAGTGCATCTTTACACTCAGAATACACTTTGAAATTTTCTAGAATCATCATAGCACAACTTTTTCTTTATATATCACTAAACAAATTAAAAGGCAACAAAAAACCCCCGATTTTCATCGAGGGTTTTATAATTGAGTACTTAATTAAGATTAAGCAATACCAGTTGCAGGTACTTCTACGTGGAAGCAGATGTACATTGTTTGAGGATGGTGACCAGCCTCAACTAGAGCGTATCTAGATTTAACTGCAATCTTAGGTGACATAGTACCTTCAGAGATAGTCTGAATTGACTCAGCCATCATGTAAGGCATGAACTTAAGACCTGGTTCGTCGTCTCCACCTTTTCTACCTACTAGCACTCTTGTGTCTCCGAAAGACATGTTCTGGTCAACATAAACTGTCATACCAGCGATAGAACCAACTGGGTAAAGTGTACCGTTGTTCTGAGTAAGAGTGTTTGTGAAAGGAGCGAAAGTGAACTGAGAGATATCCTGTAAAGCAGAGGCAACTTGAGAGTTAGTAACGATGAAGTTAGCAGGGCCTCTTCTTCCTCTGTTTGCAACCACGTTAGCAGCAGCAAGGATTCTTGAGAATAGTCTTCTTTGTACAGTTGACTGGTTCTCATAACCACCTGTACCGATAGCAGTACCACCAGCAATTACAAGCTGAGCGTTATCTTTACCGATGAAGGTTAAGTTAGATCCACCTCCAGTGAATTTCAAGTTCAAGTTAAGGTTAGTACCTTCTGTGTTCTTGAATTCAGCGTGGTTAGACCATCCAAGAGCAAATGCTCTAGAAAGGATGTGCTTGTTGATCGCCTGAGAAACCTCATTAACAAGTGCGTTTTCGATCATAGAAACTACGTCGATACCGAATTGCTTGTTAAGATCTTGGATTTGCTCAGTTGTCACAGAAGCAGCAACTTGGAAAGTTCCAGCTTCTACGAACTTAGTGAAAGTAGTTAAACCAAGAGACTTGAAATAAGTACTTTCAGCTGTACCTCTTGACATAGGATCGTAGGCTTTTGTACCGTCTACGTATGGACCTTGCCAAGCGTTTGTGTTGTCAAGACCAGCACCAGAAGCACCTTGTACGTGATCTTCTAGAGTCTTAACTAATACTGCAGCACCGTTAGCATAGCCTACTGTTGCAGAGATTGTGTAAACGTTTGTTCCTGTATTGAATGAACCAGAGTAGATAACTGCATCTGCATCGATTGCTTGAGCAATTGAGAAACCAGTTGTTTGAGCTATTACTTGGAAAATTGGAAAACCATCGATACGAGAGTTACCAACATATTTACCAGCTACAAGAGCACCAACACCAGCACTATCAAGATCTTTTGTTGAAGAAAGACCTGCAGCACCTAGAAGGTAAGTTGATCCTACAGTTAAACCAGATACTGGAGAAGCTGTTGAGGAAGGAACTTTAATAAGGTCAGGGGAAGAAGCTGTGTAAGGAGATACTGTGTCAGTACCAGAAAGCTTACCACCAGCATATACATAGTCAAGATAGCTAAGTACTCCTGTAGGACCGCTCATTGGGATAACTGGAACAATGTCAAAACCTACTGTCTTAGCAGCTACCTGAATAGCAAGCGGAAGAAGTGAAGGGAATTTGTCACCAGAACCAAGACCTGTACCAGCATAAGAACCACCAGCATAAAAGCCAGCAGGACCGCCAGAAAGACCTACGTTTGAAGGAGCAGCAATTTGACCCATACCGCCAAGTACGCCAAGAGTGTTGTACGCACCAGCAGATTCGTTTAGAGAGTGATAATGGCAATATTTGGTTAACCAATCTAATTTGCCTTTCTCTTGAATACCTGTTTTGCTCTCAAGTACTGGAGCCCAGGTTTCATAGATTTCATGTTGATTAATTAGTTGCATTTTTGAAAAAAATGTTATTTTTTAAATCTAGCTTCTAAAGCCTCTGAAAGGTTCTGTAGATATTCTCTAGAGACTGCCTTTGGCTGAGAAGCTGAGATTGTTTGATTTTGGGATTCGTCTATTCTTTCCACATTTGCCTTTGGAACTGAAATACCCCTAGTAGCCCAGAAGTTCTGGATTTGGTAAGGTGTGTCCAGTCTATAGAATTTGCTTTGAGCAATGATAGAGGCTTTTTGACCCTCGTTCATGCTTTCCCAAGCTCCTCTATATTTTTCTGGCATCATGTCTAAGAACTTTTCTCCAGATTGATTTTGTTCAACCAGAGCTTTACCCATGATTTCAACTACCTCTTTTTCGGATGAGTAGTTGCTTTCGTTCAACGCTTTAGCGACCTTTTGTTTTTGGCCCTCATGCAGGGATAAGAATTGTGTCTGATTTGCTTGGCTCATAAGACCCAAGAAAGGAAAATTCTTAGCTTCTGCTATTTGTTCCGTTTTTTGTTTACTAACGGTATTTAATAAGTTGTCGATTTTGTTTGAAATTTTGCTGTAATCTCCAGCATATCCAGAAGTATTTGTGTTCTCTGAAATTGCTTTAGTTACCGCTTCTTTCATTTCCTTAGTGCCGTTTGAAGAATTAACTGTCTCGGCAATATATTCAGCATAGCTAATATTCTTAGAAAGCTTTTCAGCTAAATAATCGCTGTACTGAACTGTTTTATCAAGATTTTCTCCTAGATAATCAGCATAGGCTAATCCTTTGTCTAGGTTTTCTGCAAGATACTCAGAGTATGAAATGTTCTTGTCTAGGTTTTCCGCAAGATACTCAGAGTATGAAATGTTCTTGTCTAGGTTTTCCGCAAGATACTCGGAGTAAGAGATGTTCTTATCTACGTTCTCTGCAAGGTATTCCGAATAAGAAATATTTTTATCTAAGTTCTCAGCAAGATACTCGCTGTACTTAATATTCTTATCTACGCTTTCTGCTACATATTCTGTGTAAGCAATACCTTGATCTAATCTCTCAGATATAGATTTAACTGCTGACATGTTATTGTCAACATTTTCTGCAATGTACTCAGAGTAAGAAATATTGTTATCTAGATGCTCTGCAAGATACTTAGCATAAGAAATAGATTTATCAAGATTCTCTGCTAAATATTTGGAATAAGAAACAGAATCTTCTAGATTCTCAGCTAGGTATTCACCATATTTAATAGAGGCTTCAAGATTTTCTGCCAAATAATCAGCATACTTTTCCAATTTTGCTACTCTTTCTTCAAGAGAGGAATTCGATTCCTTAACAGGCTCTCCCTTAACAGTTCTTAAAGATTCAATAGATCCTTTAATAGTATCCATCTCCTTTTTAATTAGTTTAGAGTATCCGTTCATTTCCTCCGCTGTAACGAAATTATTTTCCATGATTAAACTCTTATTTGGCTCCTTATCTAGAAGCTTTTTTATTTTTTCCTGATCGTTTATTCTATATATCTTAAAATTTGAATCATTTTCTAATCCAAGACTTTCGTTAACTAAAGGGAGTCCTTTTATGATAGATTCTGCCATGCTTTTTTGCTCAGCGTTATATCCAAGACTTTCATAAACTCTCTCAAGCTGTGCATTTTCAAAACCAGGATCTGCCACTAAATCATATGTAAAGATCTTTTTAATTTGCACTTTTTTGTTTTCTAGAACGTTACCAGCTGCTCTCGAAGAAATGGAAACCGGTACACCAGCATCAACTAAAGACTTAGCTATTTTACCGGCTGGAGTATCTAAAAGTTTAACCTTAATACGAAGTGTTCTGTCGTCCTGATTATAGTTAAGTCCCTCAATGATATGAGAAATGTTTTTAAGAGACACATCAAATTCCTTAGGGTGATCTAATTCACCTACTAATCTTTTTTGGTCTATTTTTTCTTTCAAATATTGAAGATGGGGGAGATATTCTCTTTCCTCATAGATTCTTTGATTTGAGTTCTCCTTACCAAAAACAGCAGCGATTCCTTCTAGGAAATAATCGCTTCCGTTTTTCTCCATCTTCATATTATGTGAAGATTTTTCAAGGACTAAAACGAATTCGTTATTAAGACTCATTCTTTGTTATTTTATTTTTGTATATATCTATTTTTATAGACCCTTTTTCTTTGTTGCATCTTCTGCAGGAGCTCCTGTATTTTCTTCACCTTCGATATTTCCTTCCTCATCATATTCTACGAAATTTTGCTCTACGAAGGCCTGAACATAATTATCTGGGAGTTTTCTTAGATTTTCTGCTAATGCAGATTCGTTTCTGTCCATTAGTTCTGCAAACCTTTTGGTTTCTGAAGCGGCTATGTCCCAATCAAGGTCTTGAACTGAAGAAAGTGGGGAAAGAGATTTAATCTTAGGATAACCTTCAACGTCTCCAAATTTAGCCGAAACACTATCGATGTCTGCTGTTAGATCCTCACCTTCTGCTTCTTGATATAGTTTTTTTAATTCTCCCCAGGCTGAAACTGGTTTATCTGATTCGTCTGTAGTCCATGCTCCTTTAATAATTGCAAGAACTGTAGTGATTGTTGCCCAATCATCGTCACTAACGTAACCATCAATAGTATCAACCATACCGTTTATCGCACCTAGAAGGTTAGTTCTTTCTATATAGCCTTCAGTCACTGTGATTACATAAGAGTTTCTTCCTGCAAGAAAATCTAATGCCGCCGAACCAACAGTTCCACCGATGAAACCCCCTGCTACTCTTTTAGCAATAGGAATCGCTCCATATTTAGCAAAATATCCTGCAGATAGGGAACTTAATCTAGCAGCTGTTCTGGCAGTCTGTTGAGCTGCGACTTTACCAACTGCTGTTGCTCCTATTCTTTGAGCTAGTTTTGTCGCACCCACTTTAGAAGCTGCTTTAATACCTAGGGCTTTAAGACCGGTACCTCCTGCTCTAATGAGATATGAAGATCCTCCCGAAAAGTATCCTATCACTGCCATAGCAACTTCTTTGGTCCATGCACTCAATAAACTTTCGTCAAATGAAACTGGATAAGATCCGCTATTTACATATTTAAGACCCTTCCAATCTTCTCTGGTTGGTATTTGGTCTCCTGTAGCACCGGTAGCACCGGTAGCACCGGTGCCCCCTGTTCCGCCTGTTATTGGAACAGGAACTGGAGAAAATTTGCATGCGGGGTCGATTACTCCGTCGGCGTATGTTTTACATATACAACTACCTAATGAAGGTGAAGCAACGTTGGTTGCGACACCATCCTCACTTATCTCATAAGCTGCTTCAGAAACTATTTCAGAAAAATCGTCAAAAGAAATAACTGGTCCAACCTGATATTCTCTCTCGAATATTTTGTTTTCCATTACTTTTGATATGTCAACTGATTCTTTTTTAGGTGTAGCAATATCGTAATAAGGTAGGGGTACTGAACCTCCTGCCATAATGGTGTCAAACATTTCCTTTGTTAAACTTCCTGAAGCGTCAAAAGTATTTGATCCCCTTAGGTAAGCATAGGTAATATTTGCAAGTTTAGCAGTTACCCTTCCGTATCTCCCATCAGCACCTCCTGCTTTATTAAGAATATCAGCGATACAGGAATCCATTGAAATTAACTTGCTTTGTAGATTTGCTACCTCTGAACACTTTTTAGCTCCTATTGCAACAGGGAAAGTACATCCTGTTGGGGGAACTGGGGGAGTTGGTACCGGAGGTTTAGGTAAGGGTGTAGGTCCTTCCCCTTCTATTCTAGGAGGTTTGGTTACAAAAACGCAAGCATTTTTAGTCTTATCAAACGCCATTCCTGCTGGACACATTACCACTGGAGTGGGAGGAGCAGGAACATTAGAAAGTCTATATTTTAGTTTCTGAAATTCCTCTCTTTGTCTGATAATCTCATTTATTAAATTCTGAGCTTTAACTCTATAATCTTTGCCTCTCATAGTGCCTGAGGCAGTTTGAAGTTTTCCTAATTTTAGGATTCCTCTTCTACCGCTAGTAATAGATAAATCTTTAGCTTGGTCTAAGTATTTTTGTGCTGCCTCAGAAAAAGCAACGATTCCAGCATCACCTGCTAAATTTTTGTTGCTCATTGCTGCGGATGTTTCACCAGCAAAAGATGTTGCACTGTCTAAAACGTTCTTAGATAATTGTGTATACCATTTATCTGCCAGTCCTTCCTCGGAGCTAGATTCTTCACCGGTAAGTTCTTCATCTGCTTCAGCAATATATTTAGTTACTAAACTTTCATTTTGTGCTAATTGAGCTTGTACTCCTTGTAAACCAGAAACCGTGGATCCAACAAAGCCACCCATCATGCCTAATACATCTTTCATCCCCTTTGCGTCTTTACCGACTAATTCGGTCAATTGAGCAAAAAGCTGATCCAGATAAGTTTTGGATGCATTGATTGATTGTGCCTGAACTTTGTCACTAGCTGCAACCATATCTAGCTTCTTTTGAAATTCACTTCTAATTCCTTCTAAAGAACTAGATTGTAAAACTCTGTCCATGAAAGCTTTGAAACCATCCGGAGTCTTAATTGCTTCATCTGAGCTATTCATGATAACATTAACGAACGTGTCATAAATAGTTCTTCCTAAGACACTTAGGTCTACTTTAGATTCTGCTTCAAAAATCTCTCTTTTTAGGGATTCGTATACTGGATTGTATCCTTTGTAAATTCCTGACATCTTATTGTTTTTTATTCACTATAAATTTTTTCGTACGATCTTGATATAAGATCGATTAACTTCTGTATATATCCTTCGTTTCTCAACTTTTTAAAGACTAGGTTCTCTACTGAGAATTCTCCTCTGGTTTCTAGGCCTTCCTTTCTCATTTTCATGATCTTGGATTTAACCCTTTCTGCGTGCTGATGTACCTCTCTGGCATCCATTTCGGAGTCTGTTTTAGAAAGTTCTATATCCACACTGTCTATATCGTTTATAATACCATCATATTTCAAATCCACATCTCTTTCGTCTATCTGAGGAGGATTATAAGAAGGAATTCTAATCCATTCGTTGTTTTTAAGGGAAAAAAGTCCGGATGCTACATGGGGTTCGTTTATGTCTTGTAGGTAAAGTTCAACATCATACCCTCTGATAACAATGTTATGCCTTAGATTCCATATGAATCTTTGTCCATCAAAAGCTTTTTTTACAAGCTCTTTATTGGAATCTATCTGTGAAAAATCGATTAAAACGTGAACATCAAGATCTGATTTTGGGGTCCAGTTATAATTTGCCAGAGATCCGGTTAATTGAATATCATCTATCGGCAGTTCTATTTTAAAGATCGAGTAGAAATCCTGGGCTATATCTAGAAGTTTTTCTCTTACCCCAGAGTCGAACGAGCCATTCTTCCAAAAAACAGTATTTAGCTCCTTTTGATAGAAACGATCCTCGTTTAGCGACCAGTCTTTAAAATTTTGTATACGAAACACCCTAGGAATATTTTAAAAGTATATATCCTAGGGTGTAGTACTATAGTTGTAATTAGATTAAAAAGAAAGAGCATCAAAGCACTTCATCAGAACAGTCACATCCATTTCGCAGTACTTTTTAATGTTCTCAATCTTTCCCTCATAGAAGTATTCATGGACCATTGATCCGTCCATATCGTCTTTAGGGGATTCTATACCCAGAACGCAAGCCATTAAATCAAGTGAAGTGTGAGTTTGTCCCCATCCTCCAAAAGCAAAAATCTCAGATATGTCTAGGTGTGGAGATTCCCAGGGTTTTCTATTCAGATATGCTACCAAATGGGAAGGCTTAATTTTATTGATTATCATTCTCTTTCCAACAAAGGGAATGTCAAAATTTTTAATCGTATGTCCTGCAAGTTTCCATCCTTTTGTAAATGCGTTATTAAAGATCTTGTTGGAATCCATCAGAATTTGATCCTCTTCACCGGAAAAAGAAACTAGCCTGATTGATTTATCTTCATCATAGCATCCAAAAGTTATGCAAACGATTTTGGAGAACTCCGGGTGCAACGAAGATTTAACCTTCCAAAAATCTGCTGGAGAATAATCTTTCATCTCTTCACCTGAATTTTTCAAGAGCCAGGATGATCTTTTTTCCCACAATTTAGCAAGTCTAGGATTTTCAATTTCAAGCTCTTCGAAAGTATTCGTTATCCCAGCAGTTTCGATGTCGAAATATAGAATTTTTTTAAGGTCTTCTTTACTTATCATTTTATCCATTTTTTATCCATCCAAAAAGTTCTTTTAGACGAATCTTTAATTGCAATACACCTTTCTTTATGTAAATAGAATTTCATCCATGCTTGAAATTCTTTACTTTTTTTCTTTTCCAAATCTGCCTGATTGTACCAATCTTTAAATTGTCCTCCTCCTAGGATATAGGATTCCTTAATAACCTTAGAAAGAATAGCAAAAAATTCAGGTCCATTAAGAAGAATATATTCTCTGGCAGAAGCTGTGGGATCTGAATCGATTCTTCCTAGAATCTCCGCTCTTAAGTAATTTCCTACGCCGTTAAAATATTTTTGGTTCATTAATACTTCATACACGGGTTTATTAAAAACCCTGTCCGTTTGAATATTCTTGTAAATGTTGTCAACGAAAGAATCAAATTCAGTATCTGGGTCCGGACCTCTTTCCGGATTCCATCCTCTCCAGTCCCATCTGGCAAATCTTCTAACGTCATGTAATCCAAGAATGCCATACTTGGAATCAACAATTCTTAGATGTGTGTGGTTTGGAATGGAGAAAACATCGTTGGAATAATTCCAATTTCCGCTCATTCCCATAGTAAAAACCATATCCCTACTTGATGTTTCCTCATATTTAAAATCAAGATCAATAAATCTCAATCTTAATTCCTTACCCCGGGAATCAGCTCTTAGCTGAAATCTAGAAAAGGGAAGGATCAAGTTCGTTTTGCTCTTATGCTCTGGATTTTTGGAAATGCTGTGGAAATAATCAACTTCTCCCGCTCTCCTGTTGATAAATTCGGACATTATTCTAACCTCACTGATTTCGGGCATAACATTAAAGTTTATTGGTAAAAATAATAAAACACCCCGAAAATAAAAAATGTTTAAGGCTCGGGTAATCTGTTATCAAAAACAAAATCTAGCTCTAAGCCAAATGGTCTTGTTTGATCGTCCGAAAGCTTAGTGTTTCCCGGAAGGTAAATAAAAATAGGATTGATGTTTCTTTTCCAGGTAGAAGCTGCTAGGAATAGGGATTCATTGAGTGTTAGATTTCCCTGATTTGTTGGATAAGAGGTAGATCTAAAAACTATAGGAATTTTAATCTTGTAAAAAACACCCGGCAATAGATCCTTGACAGAAAAAAGACTCGGCTTCTCGTCATTAATTACTGCAATTCTTTGAATGTTTTCTGTGGACAAAAAGGATTCTAGTTTTTTACAGAAATCTTCCATAGTTCCTTTTCTGTCTCCCTTTGCTCCACCAACATGAAGTATAAGGGGAAATTCCTGTCCCTCGAGATCAAATTCCTTAATAAAATCTAAACAGTGGGATATTTGTGATTTAGCTTGCTCTGTTTCATCTTCAGAGTCGGAAGTTAAATGTTTTTTACCTTTTATATAAAAAGATAATCTGGTTCCGGATTTTAAATAATCCAAAATGGATTCTTTATCTCCACTCCCCACCGAAAAATCCAAACAATCAAAATCATCATCCGATATCTCAAATATCAAGCACTTATATCCCAGATTTAATCCTTCTTGGATCTTCCTAAGTATAAAGTCGCTAAATGTGACTTTATATGCGTGTTTTTTCCCTTTTTTGTGAATAAGAGGGAATCTAATTAATATCCCTGTTTTGTGAGCGTTCATCTAAATTATAACGAAAAGAATTTAGATTGTTTCAAATTCTTCCAGGGTCATTTTAGGCCAGGACTCAATTAAACTCTCTGATGAAAGATTTGCTATTTTAATTCCGCTAGAACTTAAATGCTTTCCTAGATTTGAATATTGCTCCTTTACCTTTTCAATTTCCCTCATGATTTGATGCTTTCCCGTTTCTCCGAAAAAGTGATTCATAGTAAAGTCTACACCAATTAAAGCTATTTTTCTTGCACCCATCTGGCAAGCAATTACGATTGCCATATAAGGAGAATTTGTGGTGTAGTCTATGAATCCATGGTTATAGAGATTCAATCCCTCATATTTTCCAAGTTTAACTAGAACTGTTCTCTCTCTTTTTTCAATAGGGAGATTCTTTATGTGTGTAAAGGTGTATTCCGAATCATTGTTTTTAACTGATTCCCACCTGCCCCATTTAAACGTGTGTGGCTCATTTACAACGACCAAATATTTACAGTTTATTTTTTGACCTGCATCATTAACACCAATAGTTACATGCTTATTGAAACTGTCAAACCCGTAATCATTCAGCGAAACACCACATCCACAAATAACAAATGATTCTTCTTTGTGAAGATTTATAAATTTTTGAAATTCACCAGGGTCTCCTGTCGGATAATCTGAATTTAGATTTTCTGGTTTTTTTAAATTGGACTGCTCCGGAAACGGAATCTTTCTTCTGATTCTTTCTATCGACATATTTTATAAAAGGTAACCTTCAATTTCTGAGAATAGCTCATCTAAGGATTCTCCATAAGAAACGCCGTGCTTTTTTTCAAAATTTGATGCTATAATTTTATACGCTTCTTTAAGTCCCTTGTTTCTTAGGATTTGTGCTGCTAAAATATCTTGTACCCTCCCATCTCTATGATTTTTGGAAAGATTTTTTGCAACTTCTACCGCTTCTATTACAATTAAATGATTGTCAGTTAATTTTAAGAAATTAGGATCCGACTTGTGAATAAAAAGAGTTTTATTTTCAGGGACCAAATAAACTATTCCAAGTTTTTTAAAATTTTCTATATGCTGTTCATAATCTGGAATATTTGTGTCTATTAAAACGATCTTCATAGACGGATCAATGATTCCGGGTCTTTCCATTTTTGAGGTTCCCTCCTGAAGAAGAATATCAGTTTTAGAATTTAATTTGGATTCTAAAGAACCCCAAATAAAATTCCCGTTATTATATTTTAACCCTGTTAAAAATTTTTGTCTGTTTGAAATGGTAGAAGCTCCCATATTTTTCTTAGCTATATTTCCTTGATCGTTAGATAGTTCTAGAGCATAAACCGGAACAGTATAAATCTTATTGTCTGCTAGACTTTTTATTTTGAAAACAGTTCTTTTACCGTCAGATGTTCTAGCACTTGAAATTATCTCGGCTTTTATTTTATTTCCTAAATTTTTAATTTTAGCCATTACAACATCACCCGCTTGAAATTCACTTCCCTTTACGTAATCATATGGATGATCTTCCCTTCCCCTAGCTTGAGAAAGGTCGTCAAAGGATTTATACTTAACTTTAAATACGCCATTTGAGCTATTAAATCCATCGCCAGCAAATGTCTGAGCAAATTGCTCATTTAGTCTTTTAATCATTTCTTTCTCTTATTTAATTCCTCTATTACGTCTCTAATTTTTCCAGCTAAAATATAATCTTCCTGCTCTATGCACTGTTTTAGTCTACCCTCTAGTAGAACTGAATCGTCTATCTCAAAAAAGTTTTCAGGAATATCTATTTCCTCCTTCACAGTAACACTTTGAGGGACAAAATGCACGTGTAAGGTAGATTCCATTATAGGAATGTCAATTTCTTCTTTTTCTCCTTCCATATCCGATGAATCTATAGTCTGTGAGATCTCCCATTCACCGTTAGTCCATACTATTACCCAATTTCCATAAGTCATTTCGGGTAAATCGTTTTCTATAATATATTCCAAAACTTTATTGAGCTCTTCCTTTACAGATTCTGGAGTTACTTTTTCGTCTCTGGAAATACCTTTTATTTTAACCTGTTCATATCCTATTTTTTTGTTTAGAATCCTATAGAATTTTGCTATTTGATCCCAATCAATTGAGTTAATAACACTCTGTACTAGTCTCTTGTCAACTTCGCTCAATTTAGGCATATTTTTAATCATCTTATTTTAATTTTGCCTTAAGGATTTCAATCTCTTCTTGCTGCTCTTTTATTGCCTCAATAAGCAACGAAACAAGGTTACCATATGCTACCATTAGTGTTCCGTCTTCTTTAGTTGAAACAACCTCTGGCATAACCTTTTCTACCTCTTGAGCGATAACACCCGCTCTTCTACTTTTATCTTCAGAATCTTTTCTTATGAAAGTTACTCCTCTGATTTGCTTTATTTTTTCTATTGCATTTCCGATAACCTGAACATCCTCTTTAACCGAAATATCTGAGAAAGCTGCAACATCATGGCTAGCATAGATTGAAATATTAGAAACGTTTCCGTCTACCTCTAAAGGATGTGTTGGATTGGTTCCTGCACCTATACTTAATCTTTTATTTGTGTTATCCCAGTATAGACCAGAATCGGACCCTAATGTGGTTCCAGCTGTAAAGAATGCAACCTCTGTTGCTGTCCCAGAAGCTCCACCTACTCCAGATGTCCCAGAAGAACCTGGTGCTCCGTTTGCCCCAGAGGATCCAGATGTCCCAGAAGAACCTGGTGCTCCGTTTGCCCCAGAGGATCCAGATGTCCCAGAAGAACCTGGTGCTCCGTTTGCCCCAGAGGATCCGGAGGTTCCTGATGATCCAGAGGTTCCTGATGATCCATTTTCCCCCGATGATCCAGATGTTCCCGAAGAACCTGATGTACCAGTAGATCCGGAGGTTCCTGATGATCCAGATGTTCCTGAAGAACCTGATGTACCAGTAGATCCAGAGGTTCCTGATGATCCAGAGGTTCCTGATGATCCAGATGTTCCTGAAGAACCTGATGTACCAGTAGATCCAGAAGATCCAGATCTTCCTGAAGAACCCGAAGTTCCTGATGATCCTGAACTACCTGCAGATCCCGCGGGTCCTACTGACCCATCCAAGTTCATGAACCATTCCTGTGAAGTACCGTATGTTGAGGTTCCCTCAACATCATTTACTAAAATGTCAGCATATCCATTTGGTCCATCGAAAGATTGGATAATACCTGCTATCCAATTATCCTCATCTACCGCAACGACAACATTTTGTGCTACTGTATATGAAAGATCAAATTCTTCCGTATTAAAATATACTGAAGTTCCTACTAAAGATTGGCTAAGAGTTATGGCAGAAGCGGTATTGTGCGTTACATCATAACTAGATGCTCCTGTTGCATATCTGTCCCCATTAAGTCCCGCAGTTCCTGAAGTTCCCATAGATCCAGAAGATCCAGAAGTTCCCGTCGACCCTGATGTTCCAGAAGCTCCTGATGATCCGGAGGTTCCTGATGATCCAGAGGTTCCCGTCGATCCTGAGGATCCGTTTACCCCTGAAGTTCCGGTAGATCCAGATGTACCAGTAGACCCGGAAGTTCCATGTGAACCATCCATTCCAGATCTTCCCGAAGATCCGGAGGTTCCTGATGATCCGTTAACCCCAGATGTTCCATTAGCACCAGGAGGTCCAGAAGGGCCATCGCCGCCTGAAGTGCCAGAGGATCCAGATTGTCCGGATGTTCCAGATGACCCATTTTGTCCAGATGTCCCTGAAGATCCTGATGTTCCCATAGATCCAGAACTCCCCGAACTTCCGGAAGATCCCGCTGTTCCTGAAGATCCTCCTGCTGGTCCAGTAGCACCAACAGATCCTGTTGCTCCTGTAGGACCAGTTGGACCTGTTGATCCAACATATCCTGAAAAATTTACCCACTCAGTAGATCCATCTATACCACCTAACATTTCACCAGATGTTACGTCTGTTACAATATTAGAAACTGTTATTGTGATATCTGATCCATTAAAAGAACTAGCATAACCCGGAACAGATTCTATAGTCACGTTCCCTATATGTGAAGATGCTTTTACGTTTGGATCACTAAGTGTTCCCTGGAGGGAAAGTATTTCAGAAACTATCTTTTGTGCAGTTTGATATGGTGTACCTTGCCATGTAGCAGTTGCTATATTTACTGCATCTAAAGCTACTGTTATGGTTCCACCCGTTGATCCTGAAAGTATTTCAAATGTAAACGAAGAAGCAACCTCCCCCTGGAAAATATATCCTTGGAAATTATTTCCGACGAATCTAACCTCTCCTGGGACAGGAGGTTTTGTGATTGCACTATTTCTGTCAACCCTAAATCTAACTGCTCCACCTGTACCATTCTTGTTGTAAAGTTCTATATCTCCGCCAACAAAAACGTTATTTGTAACTGCTATAGAAGCTCCTGTAATTCCGCCGTTATTTCCATCCAATCCTATTTTAACTGGACCGGTAGCTGGAAGTTGGATGAGGTCAGATTTTACAAGTTTAAGAAAAAATTGTCCCTGCGTAGAGTTATTGAACTCTGGATAGGGGTCAGCTATTTTTATCCCGAATGCTTCTTGCAGATCGTTTATTGCACCAGACAGTTGCTGGAAATTTTGATCTGTGGTTAAATCCTTTTGCTGAGAGGATGAAACTGACTGAATAGCACTGGTATATTGCCTTAATTCTTTCATTCTTGGTGGATACTTTTCTTATATATCCACAGAAAGAATAAGCATATTTAAGAAAGCAGTTCTTCTATTGACTTGCAGAAGGATTTAAATTCCTGCGGATAGTATTGACTAAGCTCTTTGATTTCTCTATCCGATATTTCGTATTTGTGCTTTATAAAGGAAGAGACCTCATCTGAGGGGTTAAATATCTCCTTTTTATCTTTTTTCTTGGTTGATGTGAAGAACCATCCTGGCGTAGCTTTATATTTTTGATTCAAAGTTGCTTTCCAAAAATCTATAACAGGAACTGGATCTACTTTGGTATTGTTAAAAGCATTTGCCTGTAGGGGAAAGGATATTGACATGATCCGATTTATCATGAAAAAATTTCTAGACTTATCATGTTTAGAGACTTCCTCCCAGTCCTTTTCCGAGAAAAATGATTTTAAAATGTCAAAAAGTTCCATTATCTAAAGCTCTTAAATGGGTTAAAAGCAGAAGGTGCTTCATAAGAATCCCATCTGGATCTCCCGATCATATTTTTCTTATCAGTCAACACTGACTTAATTTCTGGCTTATTGGAAACAAAAGAAAATTCCATATCAGCCAAAACCTTTTCTGGTATAACCTGATCTGATAACCAAACCAATTGTGCATTCTCAGAGTAGTTTTTTGCTACCTCTTTTCTGTTAGATGCAGTATCAGTATATGCCATGCTCCTTAAAACATATCCGGATATCCAATCCAAAAATTCTTCATCCTTCCACACATCTTCCAGATTTGAATTTCCCCATCCGGATTTCTTATAATGCTCATAGATTGATTCCGCCTTAGTCTTAGTTAGCTTAAAAATCTTACCTGGGGTTTTTTCATAAGAAAATACACTTGGTACATCATCCTTAGCATCTCCTGTAAGGATTTTTTCAAATGTTAATTTTTTTGTGTCAATTTCTTCTAAAGTTGCGGAAGAGCAAATTTTAATCATTTTCTCTTTTTCTGTGTCTTTTACAAAATCCAGATTGAAAATAGAAGCTTCCTCTTCCTTATCAATGAAATTATTTTTCCATCCATTGCCACAAAATATCTTATTGTTCTTAGAATTTGCATTCCAGCATATCGTCCATCTATTATCTGTTGATTCTACTAACTGGTGACTGTCTTTATCACCAGAAAAAACCACAACATTGTGACCTATTTCTTTGAGTTTTTCGTTCCAAAACCAGAGAAGATCGTCACCCTCTGCTCCTGGGGATTTGGAGTAAACGTATCCATTCATTTCTAGAAATTTCCCAAATTCGTCCATAAGATCGAAGAAAGAACCCCAATCTACCTTCTCGTCCTTAATTCTAGAACCTTTGTAATCAACCCTTTCTATTTTGAGGTCTTTTCTCCAGGATCTAGAGTCCTTACAAAAAATAACATGTCCCGTAATCGGAAGCTGGTTTAAAGAATAGCAAAGATCTGTAATGATCTTTCTCATAAACATTCCCTGTTCAGCAGGGCTAGAAAGTACCTCTCCAGGTTGCTTGGATCCAAAATCGGAAAATATAGCAAACGTCTTGTGGAATAGGTAATTACCGTCTATTATAACACTTATCATAATTAAAAGTCTTCGTTTTTAATTCTAATATCATAGTCTTTAAAATCCATAAAATCCCTGTCATCAGCCTCTAATCTACGTTCTGCACTATCTGCATCATTTCTTTCTGCTAATCTTTTTCTTAGGATTTCTCTGTCAGGATCTATGAAAATAATAAAACACTTTTTTCTGTGCTCTGGTTTTATGCTTGCAACACCTCTTGGTGTCATAATCAAAAGACTGGATTTTTCAAAGTCCTCTATAGTTCTTCCATACTTCCATCCATTGAAATCATCTATTTCATAAAACTTGTGAACGTTATTATTGAAGAAGGTATCGTCTCTAAAGTAGTAATCCCTCCCCTCCTTTTCAGTTTCCCTTTTTGGGCGACTAGTATAGGAAACACAGTATTTAAATCCTCTTTGTTCGAGCTTTTTTCTCATGAAATCCTTCCCGGATCCTCCTCTACCAACTAAAATTATTTTACTATCCTTAAAAGCCATTATTGAGTTAATTTTTGAATCGAATAAAAAAGTGATAATAGACTCACTACGGGATCGATGACCTGATGTCTTTGGGATTGGTGTTGTGCAACTAAAATAATAACAGCAGGAATTATAGAGATTTTTTCGGGTTTTCTTTCCCTGATCCATTCTATAAAATCTCGTCCAAGTGATTCCATTACCTCACCAACAGAATTAGAATATTGTCCGACTATTGTTTGATAACTTTTAAGAGGGTCTAATTTTTGAAAAAGCATTTCATAAAGTTCTTCATAGTCCCAAGCTGTTTCAGATACCTTCTGATCTGTTATTTTTTCTGTGCCTTGAATTTGCCACCTTTGAATGCAATTCAGAGCTGATCTCATATCAGGATAATACTTCTTGACGAAAGATTGTAATGCTTTATCCTCGATAGAAATTCCTAACTTTCCTAGAATGAGTACTATTCTTTTTTCCCACTGATCCTTGAGATCCTGCTCTTCTTCCTTGTTAACAGGATCAAAGACAAAAACCTCAAATCTACTCTTCATCGGATCTGGTACCTTATTGATCCAATTGCAGGTTGCTACGAATCTAGTATTCTTGGCAAATTTTTCGATAACACCTCTAAGTGCTTTGTAGAATTGATCAGAAGCCCCGTCAAACTCGTCAAGAACCACGATCTTTGTTGGATTTTCGTCGTTCATGATTGACACAGTCGAACAAAATCCTGTAATTTTTTCTCGTACGGTATCAACAGAACTTTCATCGGAAACATTGATAAAAAGCCTTGGTGAATTTTCAGACAAAATCTTTGCAAGAGAAGTTTTACCAGATCCTGGAGATCCAGTCAGTAATACGTTTTGTTGTAAACCGTTCTTGAAAGCATCCTTGATCCTCTCTGGTAAAATCATGTGCTTAAGCTCTTTAGGCCTAAGCTTTTCTGTTAAAAGCATGTTTATCATTTCTTCTTGCTAAATTTTTCTACTAATGATTCAGGTTCACTCTTATCGTTTCTTACCTCGATGAATCTGGGTAGAAAAAGAGATTTATTGCCGTTCTTATCCTCGATAGGAACGTTATACTGAATGGCAACGACCTTACCAATTATATCATCAGGGTTGCGAGAAAGTTCAATCAAATCTTGTTCCGTGAATCCAGATCCAACCTTAACTTCATATTCTCCTGATAAATCCTTACACATAAAACCCCCGATAAATCCTTCTCTTTTTCCTTCTCCTGGATACCAACCAGTAACTACCAAATCGCAGTCTTGAACCTCCTTGAATTTGATCCAGCTTTTAGATCTTTTGCATTCGTAAAAGTGTGTAGGATCTTTCATAATCACACCCTCTCCCCCATTAGCAACGATTTGCTCGTAGATAGGCATTAATTCGTCTTTGGTTTTTGCCTCCCACTTCTGAGCGATCTTAATATTTTCGAAAGATTTGTTCTTAAAAAATTGTTCTAGAAGTTCCCTTCTTTGAGTGTAAACAGTGATACCCTTACCATCTTTAATAGTTTTTGTGGGCTCAACATCAAAGATATTAAATAGTAGATCGTCACCAATGCTCTCCTTTGGTGAACCCTTCATCATCTGGGTAACCTTACCACTAACACTTTTTCTATCTAAATCAGTTAATTCCCCGTCGAAGAAAATTCCGTCTATACCATGGGAAAGTTCTAGTATTTGATTTGCTATACGGGCAAGAAATCTAGAATCTAATTCGTTAAACGCTCTGGTATAAAATTTTGGATTTTTATTTTCTACCACACAGATAACTCTAACTCCGTCATACTTTTCCTCACAAACTATAGACCCCCATTTATCGAGGACTTTATGATCATCCTCCGCAAGCATAAGACTAGGGTCTGGAATTAATTCCTTTCCGACCGCTTTATTGATCATCTTGGCTCCTATACCTATGTTCATACGCTTCGTAAGCACCTTAGCAAAGACCTTTTTCAGTTCTATATGATAACCAGTAGATTCTACCAAGCGTTCAGCTACGCCCCTTAAATGATCGTTTATAGCAGGTGCTTTTTTAAGTGTCTCACAAAGATCCACGAATTCCTGAAATAATTGAGGGTTTTCCTTGCAATCCTTATCCTCGTAATTTAACTTGTGAAGTTTTGTAGTGACAAAAGGATCAAAACAAATAGAGAGGATATACTCTAATTCGGGTGTAAGATTTTTTGAAATTAATTCCTGCTTTTTCTTCTGAGATCCCTCCCCAGTGCAGTTTTCAATTTCTAAAAGGAGTTCCAGTTCTTTCTTCATTTGATGTTTTTTTATAACACCAAATTTACATGAAATCCCCGATTAATAAAAATGTTTCAAGAGGTATTATGGAGCTTCAGCTGCTGCTGGCTCTGCTGGGGGTTCAGGGGTAGCTGCCGGCTCCTCTGCTGCGGGTGCTTCTGGTTCATCCGCCGGAGTTGATTCTGTGGTATCTGCTGCAGGAGGTTCTATAGAGGCTCCCCCTCCTGCTCCGCCGTCCCCTTCAACCTTAATTTCAGCATTTTCTTCTTCGTCTTTCTTCTTATAGATTTCATTTACCCTACGATCCTCGTTGGTTAATCCGAGGAATTTATCTATTAAGAAGTCTTGACTAAAATAAGGATTTTCTTCCTCGCCTTTCTTTTCCTTAATTTCTGAAAGTCCCGCTATAAAATCTATTTTTTTAATCAGCTGTTCAATCTCTTTGGATTCTCCAAATTGATTATCAGAGTTCCATTTGATACCTAGCTGAGATCTGAAAACTGCGTCATTTTTCAATTCTGGATGATCTAACGTCATTTGGATCCAAAGAGGTTTAAGCATGATCTCTTGATAGATCGATCTGATTCTATTAATGAACTTATTGTATCTGATTTCATCTCTTTCAGCAGATTCAGCACCTATCTTGTAAGTTCCAACTGTTCCGCCTGATCTAGCAGCAAATCTGTTAAAAGGTATTTTAGAGTCTGCCTTAAGCTTATTGAAAAAGTATACAACAGCATCTATGATATTAAGATTTGGTCCAGCAGAATTGATGGTCTCAATCTTAGGAGATTCCCCACCTTGAACTGGGAAAAGATAGTTTTTATAAAACTGTAAATTGGGTCTTCCGTTAACACTCAGTTCGCCTGATTCTGTGTTTAATTTGATATCCTCTTTATACATGGTCATCAATTCACCTAAAGTCTCTTTTGCTTTTTGTGGAGATCTAGATCCAACTGGAATTGTCATCTTAATTCTGAAAGAGGCATTCATCACATTCCAGATAATTCTGGTATGCTCCATAATCTTTAAAAGATTATGTGAACGTATCAATCTTTCACAGTAACTAGTTCTACTAGCGCTATTTCCTTTGGCAAATGAAATATAAATGACTTGAGAATCGTAAAGCCTTCTTTCTCTAGTACTATCTCCATAATATTGAATCCAGATAGGAATCGTCTCCCCCGACTGGTTTCTTTCTGTTGTCGGGGTCAATGATGTTGGATCCAATTCTTTAAATCCTACAATTTGCCTTCCATCATCAGAATAAACAATTTCGAAAGATAAAAATCCGTCAATTAAAAACTGTCTAAAATATTGCCAAGCGGATATCCCATTATTAAATCCATGGGAGATATACATTTTTCTAAAGTTATCTCTTAATGAATCAACAACATCTTCTTTGAGATCCATATTAACAAGAGATAGACTACAACAAAAATTTCTATCATCGTAAACTATAGCTTCATCAGCAAGAATATCAAGGATCCATTCTATTTCTGCATTTAAAGCAAACCTGCGTAAAAACTCTCTCTTAAAAGGATAGTCTTTATCAAAGTAAGCAATATACTTTCTGTTACTAGTGTCTTGAGAAGCCAAACTAAAAATGAAATCTTCATCTGAATCGGTAAGACCCATTCTTTCCCTCATCATTGCTTCGGAAACACCAATGGCCTGTGAATTTTTCACAACAAGATCCTTATACTCCATTCCGAAGCTTCCTATCTTGCTCACACTCTTAAGGATCTTTCCTATATTAGGATTCCTTTGTGAAAAATCATCTATAAATCCTGCCATTTATTAAAGTTTAAATTCGTCTCCTCCTTCTGTTCCTGCTCCTTCTGTTCCTGCTCCTTCTTCTGCCGCTGGAGCCGCCTCTGCTGCTTTTTTAGCTTCCTCTTCAGCGGCTTTCTTCTTTTTCTCAGCATCTCTTTCCTTGGCTTTCTCGTTAGCTACCCTGTCATCGTCAGTCATACCTAAGTACTTGTCGAGCACATATCTTAATGAAAAATAAGGTTTACCTTCAGAATCAGTCAATCCTGAAATTTTTGTTACCTGATCTTTTCTAGCATTTAGAATCTCCATGTATCTTATTTCAGCAAAAGAATTATCTTTCACATAATCCAAACCAAATTGGCTCTTAACCATAAAATCCTTCTTATGCTCCGGATAATCCAAACAAAATTGGATCCAAAGGGGTTTTACAAGAATGTCCTGGAAGATAGATCTTAATCTGGTTATAAATTTAAAGAATCTTATTTCTTCTTGATCCAATCCTTCTGCGTTACCACTAAAAGTTCCTTGTGTTCCTCTATCTTCACGATCAAATCTCGAATAT